ACAGAATGGATGATGAAGGTTTTTCTCTCGTGGATGGTGTTCTGTGTCAGACATTTGAAGAATAAGGAGGCATACAAGAATGAGTAAAGTAACAAAACCGGTAGTGCTGGACGAAACAGCAAAGCAGGTTGTAGCTCAGATGCAGTTACAGAATGAGATTTTAACATCACTTGCCAGCGGCATCAATTATAAGCCGACATCCATTAAGGATGTACTTAATGTTGTGCGCGCAGGCCAGGCAAGTAAAGTGTTCCAGGTTGGCGATCAGATTATCGTTCCTTGGACGGACATCGCAACGAGGCAGAAATACGATGTACCGCTTGATATTGTAGCTTTTGGAACATCAGCATTGCAGGATGGTGAGGAACTTCCGAGCATGACCGTACAGTGGCACTATGCTACACCGTTCGGGGTGCAGTTCAATCAGTACCAGGCGTTTTTCTATGCGACAGAAGGACTTGCTGCAGGAACGTACTATATTGAGATTGGCACTACATGGGGTGACAAAGGATATTGCGTAGCCGGAAAAAAATACCAGTTTACGCTCACAAAGCCTGTGCCAGCAGGCGGACAGCTTGCCGGATTCAGAGGCGCACCGGATCAGGCACCTTCTACTTGGAAAGTATATTCATACAACAGTAAGACGGCGGTGGACGCTATTGAGACGGTTCCGGTAACAGAAGGAAGTTCCGGAACAAGCCTCGGAGTCTTAAAGTTCGGAGGAGATGGAAAACTCAACTGCTTGCAGAGAACAGCATACGGCTACAACAGATGGTCCCAGTCAGCAATGAGGCAGTGGCTTAACTCTGATAAGGGAGTAGGCGAGTGGTGGACTCCACAGAATGATTACGACAGATGCCCGGATCAGCTTGCAACAAAGGCCGGCTTCTTAACAGGTTTTGACGCAGATTTCCTGGAAATCCTCAGACCGACAAAGGTTGTAACAGCGCTCAATACCGTTACGGATTCCACAAGCAGCAACTCAGTTGAACCGCTCGAAACAACGTATGACAAGATTTATCTGCCTGCGTTGGAACAAATGTCGATTGAACCGGAACTTGCAGGAGAGGGTTCTACTTGGGATTATTGGAAGAGAGCTTCTAATATGACAACCAAGATGAAAAAATGGCAGACATACCCTCAGATTCGTACATTTGCGATTGAGAATCACACTTCACCGCAGAGCGTCCGCTTGCGCTCGGCTTATCGTGGCAGTTCGTGCATTACGTGGTACGTGAGCTCTAGCGGCTACGTCTACGGCAACTACGCCATCTCCGCCGGTCGCTGCGCCCCGGCTTGTGATTTCTGCTAATCAGCAATCAATAAATCCCGGCACCCACGGATGCCGGGTATAATTTCAGAGAAAGGAGGAACATAGCGTGTCAGTACCAGTTGGAGAAAGAAGAGAAAGCAGACTGGAAGTATTCGTGCAGGCGTTGGACTTAGTAACTTACACTCTCAGAATCACGAAGAACGAGAAAATTTTTCTTCCGGAGTACCAAAGACAAGTTACAGACGACATTATCGAGACTGCAAAGAGTATCTACATCGATGCTTGGGATGCCAACAATGTAAGGGTAACGACTAAAGATGATTGGAGAGTCCGCAGGGAGCTACAACTTCGTGCGGCCAGGGAATGCAACAGGCTCCTGGCTCTGATCGGAATTGCGAAATCCTCGTTTCATCTCAAAAATAAGCGAATCAAATTTTGGACCGGTAAGGTTTTGAAAGTCCGAGGTATGATCCGTAGTTGGAATGAAAGTGATAGTAAACGCTACTCCAAAATTTCGGAGTAGTTTTTATTATACGGATGTAGGCTAAACGCAGAACGTCCGCTTGCGCTCGGCTAATCGTGGCAATTCGTACAATACGTGGTACGTGAACTCTAGCGGCAACGTCAACAACAACAACGCCATCAACGCCAATCGCTGCGCCCCGGATTGTGTGGTATTAAGGACATAAAGGCTATTCCGTAAGAATGGCGCTCCAACCAATCAAACACAAGGAGCCTGCATCCGGCCGTAAGGCGAACAACACTGTAGCGATGCGGTCAGCCGGAGAACGACTGTTACCCGCTGTCAACGCTATGGACCTATCTATAAGTTTTATGGATATGGAAGAAGTAATCGGCTTTGAAGCCTTATATGATTCGATGCACAAGTGCAAGAAAGGAGTTATTTGGAAAGAGTCTGTTGCACATTATGTATTGAACAGCCTGGAGGAAACATACAAGCTCAACGAGCAGTTGGAAAATGAAACCTACAAGGCAAGGCAGATAGCGAAATTCACGATAACCAGGCCGAAGAAAAGAGAAATCATCAGTGTATGTTTCAGAGACCGTGTTTATCAGAGAAGTTTGAACGACAACGCACTGTACCCAATAATGACAAATTCGTTCATTCGTGATAATTGGGCCTGCCAGCGAGGCAAGGGTACCGATGATGCGAGAGATAGGATGAAACTATTTCTGCAGAGAATGTACCGGAAATATGGTACAGAATTTTATGGTCTGCAGATAGATGTGCATGGGTATTATCCGAATATGCGGCACGACTTAACCAACGCAATGTTGGAGAGAAAGTTGGAACCGGAAATAGCAAAACGAGCCATTGACGTACTCGACGGACAGTACGCCGGGGATGTGGGTTATAACCCTGGAAGTCAAATGGTTCAGATTGTCGGCATATCAGCATTGGACGACCACGACCACAAAATCAAGGAATATTTAGATGTGGACGAGTTCGGAAGATATATGGACGACTCACTTGCGTTTCATCCTTCCAGGGAATACCTGGAATACTGCAGAAAAGTGATCGGCGAGATACTGACCGAGAAGGGGTTAGAGTTCAATCCAAAGAAAACAAAGGTATTTAGCATTGCAGACGGTTTCACATTTTTAGGTTTCAAGTACCGGCTAACAGATACCGGGAAGGTTATTATGATAATCGATCCGAAGAATGTCAAAGAAAGACGTCGGATATTACGAAGGCTGGTGAGAAAAGCCAAACAAGGTGAACTCACGAAGGCTAAGGTAGACGAGTGTTATTACGCTTGGAGAAACCACGCCAGCAAGGGCAACAGTTTTAAGCTCCTGCAGCGCATGGATAAATATTATAAATCATTATGGAGGTAGCCAAATGGAAGTAAAAAAGAATGGCGGCGATGTCGCCAAAATGAGAGCTGACGAGAACATGAAGGCAGAGCTGGCCGATCAGAATGCCAAGATTGATTACCTGGCAATGATGGCAGACATTGAGTTTCCGGAAGCAGGAGACTCGGCAACCAGCACCGAAGAAAGTGAGGAAGAGTAATATGGCAAAGGCTAAAGAAGTAACAGAGGCAGTAGACACATCTACAGAGGAGACGATCCAGGAAGAAGTGCAGCACAGTGATTGGTTCGACAGAATCAAAGATTACTACGACACGAAGCGTTGGAACCTGGCTATGGTTAAGAATGCCGTCAAGAAAGGCAAGATTACCGAGGAAGAGTACGAGGAAGTCACAGGTCGTAAGTACAAGGCATGATCCGCTACGCAGAATTTTACAACTATGACCGCCTGGAAAGGGCGGCATCAGAGTTAGACTTACTCACTACCGAAGCAGACGAGGAAAGTCTGCTGAACCTGCATAACAATTTGGTATGGCATCTGTACCGGTTCGACGAGGACCCACGCGCGGATGCCATTCTTTATGCAGTAATAGAGGCCATTTTGGGTGAAAAGGCGGCAGATATTACAGACATTCCGTATGAACTACGGTGTGTTTGGGAAGGAGGTAAGAGAGCCAATGTCTTTGAATGAAATTCTTGCAAGCGGTGGAGTTCTACTGCTGTTCTTGACACTGGTGCAGATTACGCCCATCAAGGTAAATCCGTGGTCTGCAGTTGGAAAGATTATCGTAAACGGCATGAGAGCCATCGGAAAGTCGATGAATAAGGACGTTATTGATAAGCTGGAATCAGTGCAGAAAGAGTTAAAAGACCTGGGAGAAAAGCATAACAAGCTCGAAAGGCGCATGGATAAAGATGATGCGGACGGATGCCGTACAAGAATCCTGCGATTTGCCGACGAGTTGAGAAGGGATGTCAAACATTCCGAAGAGTTTTTCAATCAGATTTTAGATGATATTTCGGACTATGAGCGTTATTGCGCAGAGCATCCGGAATACAAGAACAGCAAAGCAGTAAATGCCATTGCCGAGATAGACAAAGTTTATCAGAAGTGCATGGAAAAAAATTCATTTTTATAACAGGAGGTAAAGGAATATGAAGAAAATTGATTGGGTTAGAAAACTCACAAGCAGAAAGTTATGGACTGCGGTAGCGTCATTCGTATCTATGATGATCCTGGCTACTGGCGGCACAGACAACACGGCAACACAGGTTACAGCGCTCATTATGGCGGGAGCGTCAGTAGTGGCGTACATCATCGGTGAAGGCTTGACTGACTCAGCCAACATCGGCTCCAACAGTGAGGAGGAGTAATCTGAGAACATATCGTAAGCACAGGGCGGTCGAAAGACTGCCCTATTTTGTTAGGAGGAAGAACCATGAGTTTAGTAGTTGGAAGCGCAAGAATTGACGAGAGCGGTCACATTTCCGGAGGAAAACCGGGAGATCAGACTGGAAACGAGGTATCAACCCAGGCGTATTACGTCCATTCAAAAGGCTGGTACTGTCTGAGACCGAAGAGCATCACGGTAGCAAACGCCATTGCAGAAGCTATGCTGCAGGGATGCAGAAACAACAATATCGGATATTGCCAGGGGCATAGAAGCAATGTGATCGAACAGCTGAGAAAAGTCGGAAAGCTCTCTAAAATTTCTGTAAAGACAGAGGCAGACTGCAGTTCACTTATAAGAGCGTGCTGTATCCAAGCAGGCTTTGATCCAGGAAACTTCAACACATCATCCGAAGTTTCAACCCTCAGAGCGACAGGGCAGTTCATGGATAAGATTGCAGTAACTTCTAAGACGGAACTGTTCAACGGCGATGTACTTGTAACAAAGACTAAGGGACACACGGTAGTAGTCGTTTCCGGAAATCCGAGACGAAGCACCAGCTACTACCCTAAGTATAGCGGGTCATCGGGTTCTATCATTACAGCACTTGCTGCCGTAGGGGAGAAAGATACTTCCAAAGCACACCGTGCGAAGATTGCGGCGGCGAACGGTATTACGAACTACGCATATACGGCAGCTCAGAATCTCAAAATGGTTAACCTGCTCAAAAACGGTAAGTTAATCAAAGCGTAGGTTCTGAAAGAGATATAGCACAATGGGGGGGTAGCTGAAAAGCTGCCCCTTATTTTGATTTAAGGAGGAGTTTCTATGGAAAAACTATTTGGTATTGATATTTCACATTGGCAGGGAGATTTTAACATCGAGCAGGCCAGGAACGAAAGAGGAGTAAAATTTGTGATCGTCAAAGCTGCAGGGGCAGATGCCGGAAAGTATAAGGACAGCAAATTTGAAAATTACTATGCACAGTGCAAGGCTATCGGAATGCCGGTCGGAGCGTACTATTACGGCAATGCAAAGTCAGTTGCGGAAGCAGAGGCAGAGGCAGAACATTTCCTGTCAGCAATCGCAGGAAAACAGTTCGAGTTCCCGATATACTATGATGTCGAGGGTAATATGCTGAATAACAGCAGAGAAACGCTCACAGATATTGTGATTGCTTTCTGCGACAAATGCGAAAAGGCCGGCTATTTTGTAGGTGTCTACACATCAGATTCGCATTTTTCGTCTCACGTAGACGATTCGAGACTGCAGAGGTTTACTCATTGGGTAGCGAAGTATTCGAGCAATGAGCCTTCAACGGCTCACGATATATGGCAGTATGGAGGTAGTCAGAACTTTATTACGGATAAGACAATCTGCGGAACAACAGTGGACCAGGATTTCTGCTATCGTGATTTTGAGGCAGAAATTAAAAATGCTGGACTTAATGGATTTTCTGCGGACAGCGGAAATGCAGATCCGGAGGAACCGGCACCTGCAGAACCGGAAGGAAGTACGCTTGACCTAGTGTATAGAACCATGAAGGACGAGTTTGGAAGCGGACAGGAGAGAAAGGACGCACTTGGCAGTAGATGGCAGGAAGTCCAGGATGTTATCAATCACATTCACAATGCATCTACGCAGGAGCTTGTGGACGAAGTATGGGCCGATAAGTACGGCGGCGGTGAAGTAAGAAGAACAGTTCTCGGTGACAGATGGCAAGAAGTCCAGGATGTTATAAATGCTGGAAACAAAAAGTATTACACAATCGAGAGCGGTGATACACTTTCCGGAATTGCCAAGAAATTCGGAACGTCAGTTGAGGCACTGGCGAACCTCAATGGCATCGAGAATCCGAACCTCATCATTGCAGGAGATACGATCAGAGTAAAATAACAGGAGGAATGGTGACGTGAAAAATTACATCGGCGTGAAAATTGTAAAAGCTGAACCAAGGGAGAAAAACGGTGTACCGGGATATGCTGTTAAATATCCGGATGGCTATGTAAGTTGGAGTCCGAAGGAAACCTTTGAAAAGGCGTACCGGGAGTTAGACTGTAAGGACTTCATCAATTCAGAAGATTAAGCGTAAGGGCCTATGATCCGTAAGGGTTGTAGGCTCTTTTTTATTGCAGAA